GCGGCTGGTCGATGAGGTCCGGCAGGATGCTGCCGAAATCCCGGCGCATGACGCGCGAGCCGATGGGCGTGGTGAGGATGACCATGACGGACTGGCGGATATGGGCCAGCCCGTTGGCGACGGCGCGGCCGGTCTGTCGGTTGAGGCCACTCATGAGACCGTGCCTGTTTTGCTGCCGCCGCTTTGCACGCCGTCGTGGGTGTGGGTGCTGTCGATCGTTTTGCCGTTGTGGGTCATCGGGCCGTCAAAGTCCGTCGATTGGGCGAACCTGGCCGGGCTGTTGAATGTGACGGTGTAGCCGCCGGCGCCGACGAATGCGCCGTTGAGCTGCAGATTGCCGTTGATCGTGGTCGTGGGCGCGGTGATGTCCGCGCCGCCGCCTGCGTTGAGCGATGCGCGCGCCGGCGTGGTGGCGGAAATGTTGCCGCCAGCCGCGGCTGTGATCGTGCCGCCGGCGTTGACTGCGACATTTGTCTCGGCGTCCAGCGTGGCACTTCCGGGAATCTGGGCGCTCAGGTGATGGGCGACGTGGTCGTATTCGATGACCGCGCCGTCGGGGTAGTCCGTGCGGTCGACGTCCGGGGAGGTCGACGGGGCCGGGTGCGCGTCGCTGGGGATGCCGAGCAGGATGATGCCGTTGTTCGGGTCGCCGCCGGGCGAGAGCAGCATGCACTGCTCGCCGAGCGTGGGCGGGTTCCAGCTGCGCGTGGTGCCGGCGCGGCGTTCGATCCACGGACGGGGTGCGGTGACCAGCGCGCCGTCGTCGTCTGCAAAACGAGCGAGGGCTGCAGCCGTGTCCACTTCGGCGATCGTGCCGACCCGGAGCAGGTTGTGCAGCAGACGGCTGTGTTCGGCGCGTGGGTCCATACGGACAATGCTGACGCGCGCGCGAGGGTTTGCGGTGGGCGGCGGGATGTGGGGCGGCGGCGTGACATGCGGGCGGTCATGCCGGGCAGGCCTGACAGGGCCGAGTGTGGATTAGGTTGTTGCTGACACCGGAGGTGAGTTGTCGCGGTGAAACCGCGATCAACTCCAGCGACTCGTTATGCATGCAATCTGGTGGCTGACAAAGGACGGAGACCGTGACTGTTTGGAATTATACGAGCGACATTACAGTGCCTACCGATACGCAGACGGCCGCGAACGAAAATTGTTTGTTGGGCCGGGGGAAAAGGTTGTACTGCGCACCTCCGGCGGCGACGCTTTATTTGTCTGGCGCCGATTCATCGATGACAGCGGAGAGACGGGTATTAACTGCGCCGTGTTTCGGAACGAGAGCGTGCGCCGATCGAGCGAACTCATACGGCAGGCGGATGCGATTGCTGATTGCTTATGGCCTGATTGCCGGCATTACACCTACGTCCGAGCGGACGCGGTCAGATCAACGAACCCTGGAGCTTGCTTTCTCGCCGCAGGCTGGAGACGACTCAAGCGGCGGACGGGATCAGGATTGAGGATTCTCGAAAGACACAGTAGGCATAACGCCTGAACTCAGTTGCCGCCGCTTCGGCGGTCAACTGCAGTGATTTGTTATGCCGAACGGAGGCAATATGCAGATGAGGAAACTACCGAACGACCCGAACGATGAATGGCCCGCAATCCCGTTTGAGAAACGCGAGCCGTGCATGCACTGCGACACGCAGTCTGGACATTGGGAGCGCGTGTGGACTGGTGACGTTGACTCACGAGACGGATTCGAGGATTGGTATTGCTGCCACGCGTGCCGTGATGCCGGTCTGCCGTGCGACACATTCCACGCAATCGACAAGCCAGAAGCGACGTAGGCATAACACCTAAGCATCAGCGCGCCGCCGTAGGCGGTCCGCTGCATGCGCTTGTTAGGCCAAACGGAGGAACAGACATGGGAAATCACACGGCAGGCCGGGCAATGGGTAAAGCGGCCGAGATGGCGCTGGAAATGCGGACAGATCAAAAGGCGCTGGACCTGCTCGACAAGATTTGCGAACCGTGGCGCGGATGCGACGCGGAGTTTGAAGGGGAAGATCCAAAACGTCCGGGCTATGTGCATCCCGAGTACAGCAAATACACCGACCCGAACGGCCCGATGGGGCTACTGATTATTGAAGCGTTCGGTGACCCTGATCGCGACTATATGCGCGGATGGCCAGAAGACGCAGATGCAGTTGATCAATGGTGGGACGGGCCGTATGGAAAATTTCGAGCGCGGTACGAATTTTGTTGATGGGCCTAACACCGCTAGCTGAATTGCGCGCCTGGTGAGAAACGATTACGCCAACGGTTAGCGCGTCAATTCCAGCGGCTTGTTAGGTACGAACGGAGAGATGAAATGCAGGATGTTGTTGGAACCGATGCCCCGCCGGAATTTCGCGGCGGCATGGATTATTGGGAACGAAGCCAAGACCCTTGGCACCGAGACGCATTCCCGCCTGAGTATAAAGATGCGATTCCGCACGACGCTGGCGAACGCCGCGATGGATGGATGGCCATTGATTACGCCGGGAACGCTATTGGATTTGTGCCCGATGGGAGCGAATGCAAGCTAGCGGACGACTTCACAATCCAAGCCGGTCCGTACAAACATAATTGCGCGATGCGACCTAACACGCGCTATACCGACTGAGGCAGGTATAACAATAGTGTTATTTTAAGCATATGATTGATATTTAACTAACTTTCTTTGTTTTTGTCATGGAAAGACGAACTGTGCGGATTTGTGCTGGTCACTCCCCAGCGAGGTGGTTGAGCACGCGGTCGCGGATGGATTCGATATCGTGGCGGCCGTAGCCGATGAGCCGGCGTTGGGGGTATTCGACGCTCGGGCCGTCGGCATTTACCTGATCTCGTAGTCCGTATTGATGGATACGGGCGATGCGGGCTGCGTTGTGGGTGAATGCGACGCTGGCCTCGTGCGCGTTGCCTTTGGCCTTGAGATAGCGTGGCAGGCGGATTTTGGTGAACATGGCGCGGCGGCGAATGGCACCGGCGCGATCGCGGGCGCGCTGGCGTTTGCGCGGGGTGTAGGCGCTGCCGTCGGGTTCGCGCTGGGCTTTGATGTTTTCGACCTGGCCGCGCCGCAGGTGGCGGGCGAGATCGCGGGCCAGGCGGCGGCGTTCCGAGGGTTCGAGCTTGCGTATGAGCGGGCCGAGCCAGTCCTCGAGGGCGGTGAGGTCATCCGTCATCGCTGGGCTCGGCGGGTTGCGCCGGCCAGCGGGCGACCGGCTGATAGTCCTCGCCGTTGCCGTGCTGGCTGGCCACGAGGAGCTGCCATTCGTTCGATGCGCTGGGCTGTTCGTCGCCGTAGTCGTGGACGACGTGACGGGCGCGGATCTGGCCGGTGGTGTTGTCGACGGTGGCGATGACGCGCTCGGTGAGCTGTATCGTGAGCTCGATATCGACGGTGTTGTGGTCGATGAGTTCGATGTCGAACGCGATGCCGGTTTTCGGGTCGAGATCCGGCTCGTAGCGGTTGAGCCAGGCGAGCACGGGGATGATGACGGCGTCCGGGTCGCCGCTATAATCCGTGATGACGAGCCGCACGCCGCCGGCGTATTCATGGGTGAGCGTGGGGCCGCGGCGGTATTCGATGCGGCCATCCACGACGAATGTGAGCAGGCGATCCGGATCGCGCGCGAGCTGCGGGACGGCGGCGAGGACGTGGGCGCGTAGGGCGGAGAGCTTTCTCATTTGTCGTTGTTTTCGAGGATGCGCACGCGTTCGTCGAGGTTGCGCCAGCGGCCGTAGAGGTCCTGGTCAGTGCGGTCGAGTTCGGCGTGGCGTTTGTCGGCTTCTTTTTCCGTGTAGATGTCCGATACGCTGTTCTTGATCCATTCGACATCGCGCTTCATGCCGACCTGCTCGGCCTTGAATTCGCTCTGATTGATTTCGACGCGATCCAGCTTGGTATAGAGCATGGCGACGCCGCCGCCGATGGCGATGACGACGAGGCCGGCGAGGATGCCGAGGAGCCAGTTGCCGAGGCTTGGGCTGTGTTCGCTGGGGGGCATAGGATCGTCGCTTATGGGGCTGTCGGGCGGGCGCACTCGATGTAGAGCAGCAGCACGCGGTTGAGCTCTCGCCGCAGTTCGGGCGCCGTGGGGCGGCGATCTTTTATGAGGCCGTCGCCGGGCGGCGGGCATTCGCGGGCGGGGGCGATGATGCGCACCGTCTGGGGCGGTGTTTCGGCCGCAGCGGCGCGCGCGTCGGCATATCCATGCGCGTAGCCGCGGTCGTAGTCGGGTGTTTGCAGCCTATCGCCGAGCGGCGCGGGTGTGAGGTGGGCGCAGGCCGGCAACAGTACGAGCGCCAGGGCGGCCACGATAAGGCTAATTTTCGTTGCGCAGCGTTTCAACGAGCCCGTTATGGCGCGTGGCACATTCATGGTACTGACTGGCCCAGCCGGTCATCGTCAGCATCATGTCGGCCCCCGTCCCGGTCGTGAGCGTCGGCAGCGTCTCCGGGCATCGCGTCAGTAGCGTCTGCTGGATTGGGCTCGATTCCCGCCGCGGCTGCGTTGAGCAGGCGGATACCAGCAGCGTCAATGCACACGCGCTGATAAATCGGTTTCTGAATTTCACGGATTACCCCGCGGTCGATGACACGCTCTGTGGTTTTCAATGCAGCCAGGCGCTGTTCGACGCGCTCGGCAATGGATGCCTCTTTCGCCTGGGCGGCTCGGATTGCGGCCTCGGCGGCTTTCTGGGCGGTGAGCTGTTGGGCGCCCTCGTACCAGCCTCGGGCGGTCCAGCCGCCGACGATCAGTGCGAGCGTGACAGCCACGATCACGACAACGCGCATGGACAGAAAACTCATCGGAGCTGCTGGTTGACGACGCGCGCGATCGCCGCGCCGACGCCGACAATACCGGCGAGCGTTCCGAACACCCCGTTGGGGATCATGTGCTGAACCAGCGGCATGACGACCTCCATTGCAGACAGCGCGGCTGCAGCAATCGCGAGGCGCAGCGACCAGAGTTGATGCCAGTATTTCGCATCTGGCGCGAGTCCTGGGGTTTTCATTGTGCACACCATTCGATGATTGCCAGCACCGCGGCAACGAGCGGCGCCACTAGACATAGGATCAGATCGGCGGCGTGCATCATCACAACGCCTGCTCGCACAGATCACGCTCCACGCCACGGCGGCGGACCAGCCCGGGCCA